CCGCTGCTTCGCCACATGCGAGCTGGCATGGGTCGATTCGACTGCTTCCGCCTTACGAGGAAGGAGAACAACGCGGCATGGCTGGGTGACCGGCTCAACCTGAAACCACTTCTTGCAGATCGGTATCTGTCACAGTGGGATTGGTTTGTGTCGGGTGATTACCAACAGAGCACCAACGACTTGTCGATGGAGGCCACGAGTGTGGCCGTCGAGAATGTCTGGGTCCCGAATTCAAGGGACGCACGCCTAGCCGAGAAGGCTTTGGGCGCGCAGGAGCTCATGTGGAGAACACCCTTCCGCGAAGTAATCGCACCTCAGAGGCGGGGGCAGCTCATGGGATCGCCTCTTTCCTTCCCTATCTTGTGCGTCATCAATGCCGCGGTGATGAGGTTAGCTTATGAGCTGAGCTATCCCGAACTACGCGGGTTGGGTCTTGATGCGTTCCCGATCGCCTTCAATGGTGATGACTGTGTGGCGCGGATGGACGTTAAGACGTACAAGTTGTGGCTGGAGCTGTTGGCGGGCGTAGGCTGGAAGCTTTCGCCTGGCAAGAGCTACTTTCACAAACACCTGGCACAGGTTAATAGCCAAACAATGCCGGTGGTTAGGATCGGAGAGGGGCGCTGCAGATACGTGCTGGAAAACCCCATCCCTTTTGTCAATGAGGGATTCATGCAGCAGATGGGCAAGGCGACTTGTCAGATCGACGAGACGCCGTTAGAAGCCATGTCGCGTGACTGGCGCGAGCGCTGGTGGGCATTTGAGCGTCTTCCCATGCGGATGGGAGACCGTGCGCGCCGCGTAATGCTAGACAATCTAGAGCATGTCGCGTCAGAGTTGGCTAGGAACAAGCTGACACCCTTCGTATTCTGTCCCACGAACCCTGTCAAGTTCGGGGGCTTTGGAATCCCTGGCCCGTTCAACCAGGAGGTAGCCAAAAAAGCCCTTGGATACGAGAGGCCGCCTCGTACGACCGTCTATGAGACATGTCTACGGGAAGAGCAGGAGGACGTTGAACCCTGGCTGGTGCCGCGTGAGCGCGCCGGCAAAGATCTTCTGGAGGAACTGCTGGACGATCTTGTTCAGTATGTTGAGGGACTTCGGGCGCCGTCCTCTATGACGCCTGGGGGATATGTAGACCTCGAAGAGCAGGTCGCAGGTTTGCGCTGTCCCTCCTTCGTTTTGGATCATCTGGAAAGCCATGAGGCGACGCACACCGCTACTCCGCCAGTAAGGACTCTACGAGTCTATGATACTTATGGAAAGTATCTTGGCGAGCAAGTGTGCTTCGATGACTTCGAATGAAGCGAGAGGAG